CAAGTCCCCTCGCGGCTTACGCCGCTTCACCCCTAGAGCGACCATTGGCAGAGCGGCGCGAGCCGATGCCCCACCAAGCAATGCCGGTGCCGCTGTCGCCGTAGACGAACCAAAGGCCAGCAAGGCCCCTGTTCCACAAGACGCCAAGGGAAAGCCACTCTCGCCAGCCGACGGTGGTATCAGCGACTTTGTAGTTGCCATCGCAGATGCCAACCGACGTTGACGCGCCAGTTCCCTGCTGAATCATCAGACCGTTGACCGTCTTGCAGTAAAGACCGTAATTCCATCCCTCAGCTGCTTGTCCGAGAAAAGCCCCAGCAGATAGCGCACTGTCTGGTGAGCTACCGGCCTTCTCGTTCTTAGTATCCGGGTTCACGTAAACGACCGCGCCAGTACCCGTGTACTGGATAAGGACGTTTCCAAGAACCTCATACATGCCAAGACCGAGCTCGATGCCCTGGATGACAAATGGCTGCTTTGAGTCAGTACAGCTCGTGGGCGATCCGTCGCCCTCGACCGCATCGCAAGCGCCAGCCCTCCACGGGACGGTGCTCAAAAGGTATGTGGTGGCAGTCGTGAAAGGCTTCGCGACGTCGAAGTAGATGGCGGTGTTCGATGCGTCGACATCGACCTTCTTGATAACGGTCGCGGCATCGAACACGTCATAGTTGTAGCCGTTGCCACGGTCGTTCGACGTGCCCGTATGTGTTCCTAGAATCATCGAAGAGCCGATAAGAATCTGATCGGCCTTCGACTTCGCGACCACGACGCGCGTGGTGTTGCTCTCTGGCACGGTCGGGCTAATCTGTACGTCGTATCCCGTGCAGCCCGCGAACACGCTCTGGCTGTTCTTGGTGGCATACTTCAAGAGGAACATAACCTTGACATACCAGTCATCGGCGGCAGTCTTGAATGAATCACCCGTCGTTGCCGTCTTCATAAGCGAGACGCCGTTATCGTGGCTTACGAAGCGCTTCACCTGTGCGCCGCTCACGCTTCGCGGTTTGCCTTCGGTATCGACCGACAGCGCATACTTTGCATACAGCATATAAGGACGCTGTGCGCCGTTGGGGAGCAGAGCTGCCGGCTGGCGCTTCATGCCGGGCTGACGCGTATCGGATACGGTAATGTTCACGGCATCATCCGTCTCAGTTTCCAGCGTGTAGAGAACTGGCGTCATGATCCACGTATCATCCGTGCGCGAGAATCGCCCGTCACCGTCGATAGCGGTAACGTAGGGCGTACCATCCGCGTCAACGCCGCCGTTTACCTCGAAGAAGGTAAACGCTCCGTGGTTCACGTAAGGGTCGATGGCGGCGCGACCGATGATTCCGGGCTTTGGGTTGGCGATTCCGGCATTTGCCCCGGTCTTGGTGCAGGCCGTGGCGCTTCCCTTGGGAACGCTCACACCATAATTCTTGCCGTCACGCATCTTTGCAAGCCATGCGGCGATGCTCGCGTTCGTGTAACGTCCTGTCTCCTCATTAAAAATGGGGACTGTCGAAGCCCCCATGGATTCGAGCGCGATTGCCACGCGCTCGAGCGTCTCGTGATCTGCAATGTGGGTTTTGCCCATGCTTAATCCTCCGTATCGACTAGCGAGATGTAATCCGTATCGCCAACGGTGTCGTAGGCAAGATAGATGCGCTTGTCGGGGCTGATCGAGCCGCGAGCTTCCTCAGCCGCCTTGAGCGCGTCTGCCGCCGCCAGGTCTGCGCTGGCCTTGGATGCGTTTGCGGCATTTGTCGCGGCGTTCGCCTTACTCGTCGCGGTGTCGGCGTTCGTCTTGGCTGTGTTTGCCGCAGCCGCCGCGTCCGTGGCGCTCTTTGTCGCGGCGTTCGCCTTACTCGTCGCGGTGTTGGCCGCGTCCGTGGCGCTCTTGCAGATGTTGACCGCAGCGTTGGCGTTATTCAGCGCCTTGCCCGCGTCTGTGACGGCCTGTTCGCCCTTGGTTACGGCGGTTTCGGCGCGCTTTTCAAGCGCTTCGACTGCGTTGTCCCATGACTTCGCCGGAGTATTTCCCTCACGGGCGTCGCGCATGATGTCCAGCGCAAAACGCTCGGTCTGCACCGTCTGCGAGCCTTTCTTCAATTCGAAATAGGCTTCGTCGGTGTAGCCGGGAACGCTTGCGAGCTTGGATTCATCGCAAACGTAGGTGATCGTGTTGCCGCTGACCGTGGCGCTGCCACGGTAATAGTGGATTCGGTCGGGCAATCGGGCTACCAAATAGGCACTGTACCCTGACAAAGACAGCTCGCTGCCGTTGTCGTAGATAAGCGCCTTGATGGTTGTTCCGCCGCCTTCGCCTTGCGCGATTCGAATGTAGTTGTTTCCGCATCCGCACTTGTTCACGTCAAGCTCGATTGTCTGCGTGTTCATTACGCATCACCGCCAGACTTTAGCGCCCGCAGCTTCTCGAGTGCCGCCATGAAAGCCTGAATCGGATCTGTTTGTACTTCGGTGCCACCGTCTTCTGTCGAGACCGCAACTGAAGGGTTGACGATTGCAGCCAGGGCATCGAAGCATGCAACCGTGGCATCGGTTCGGTCATCAACGTACACCGGAGTCACGAGCGTGAACGGCTCGTCGGCGGATTTCGGCTTAACCACGTCCTTACTGTCAACAACCTCACGCGTGCCGTCATCGTAGACGGCAATGAAGACGATGTTTGCCGCTGCCGCGCGTGCAATGAACTCGGCGTCGAACTCCGTCAGATAGCTCTCGGTGTTGCCCACCGGATCATGCACCATGTAATGTGTGATCTGTGCCATATGACCTCCTAATCAAAATTGCAAAGTGTGCAGATTCCATTTACGAAATCGATGTTCCTTGTCGATGTCCACCAGGTGATTGATCCATTGCCGTTGTCCTGTATCTGGCTGATGTACTTCATGGTCACGTTGGATGTAATGGCGTTGGTTGTGGTTACGCTCGTACTTGCTGAGTTAGATACCGAGATCTTCGGAACGGAAATCCTAAGGCTTCCTTCGGCCTGCATCTGGAGCCCGTATAGAACCTTGTTGTCAGATAAATCTTTCATTGACGAAGAAAAGTCGATGTAACCGACCTGCGAGGCACTTGACGCGCCGGATTTCTTACGGAATCCCGACATCTGACCCATGTTGTTGAGAAGCGTGTAGTAGCTGTCGTATCCGCAGCGGAACGTGCCCTTGGCGGTGATGTTGTTCGCGCTCATGTAATTTGTCACGAGCTCGCCGGTCTTGAGATTCCAGGAATTGCGGCCTTTGGCATCGGCGATGATTCCGGCAGACATGTATGTCGCGTTGATATAGACCTTGCCGTTCTGGAGGAAGATACCCTGAGCCGCGCCGTTGCTCGTCAGGCGGTCGAAGATCTTCTTCTGGGTCAGCTGCTCGTCGTAGTCGCTGAGGATGCCGTTCGCGTAGTCAGAAGCGTCTTGCTGCTCGATGGCATGCTGAGCCGCACGCGCCGCCGAAGCGTAAACCTTAACTGCTGACGAGTACGAGCCGTATGACGCGTCGTATTCGTACATTGCCGCCTTGAGCGCGTCTGCCGTCTTGCACTCCAGCACCGCGTTTACCTTGTCGGCGTAATCGCTGTAGGCGCCGCCCTCTTCGGTAGATCCGAATGCAGCCGTGTATTTAGGCGCGAGTACTTGTGTGAGGAATTGCGCATTGAGCGACTTGTTGGATTTCAGCGAGTTGTACTGGCTTGTGAGCTCTTCGCGCTCTTTGTCGACCGCCTGCATGGCCTTCTTCACTGCTGCCGCTTCGGCTGTTGTTACCACACCGTCTTTAGCCAGTTCCTGCACGGTGCCGTCAAGGCCAGTCAGCGATTCGGTAAAATCGTATGAGCTCTGGTATGCCTTGTTGTAGGCACTTTCAAGCACTGGCGTCGTGTGGCGAACGGAGCCGTCACCGAGCGTGATGCGCTCCATAGACCAGACGTAATAGCCGTTACTCCATTCCGGCAATGTCTCAGACCATCCAAGCTCAGGGTTCTGCGCGTTGATTGGCGGAACCATATCGCTCTGGTTCTGCGCATAGAGCTTGACGCTGGATGCGATGCCGTTTCCCGCCATCTGGTTCGCACCATTGATTGCCTTGGCGAGACAAGGCGTCGTGTAGCTTACGGCTCCGTCACTCCAAGTGACCTTGCTGCGAGTCCAGATGTATTTTTCCTTGCTCCAGGCAGGCTGCTGTTCGCTCCAGCTACCGCCGACTTGGGAAGAATCGCTTGAAGATAGGTAGTACTGCTCGACGATGGATTTGATTCCCCTACCGGTTACGCCCTGCTTGCCGTCCGCACCGCTGATGCATGCAGGAACCGAATAGGAAATCTCGCCGGACTGCGTGACAGTCTTCATCCGAGTCCAGATGTACTTCCCCTCGACCCATACGGGCGCTTCGGACTGCCATCCGGTTTTCGGTGCTTCGGTACGCGAGATACCTTGCGCGTACTCGACATCGACGGATGCAATTACGACATCTGTCGTGGCGATCGGCTTGCTGCCGACGGTCGCGCCGGCAGACAAGCTAAAATCTCCGGTGGTCAAATCCCAGAAATTCTTTCCAACATCGTCGGTGAGCAGGCCAGCGCGGATGCGGTCTGCTCGCATCGTGCCGGCGTTGATGCAATCGGCGCTGACCTGAGCGCCAGTGATGAACGTTCGCCAATTCCACTGTCCGTCGCTTGCAAGCGACGCGGCAAGGCGGATGCCCATGCCGTTGATGTTTACCGCCCACATGCCGGACGTTGCCTTGAGCGGGACACCCGTTACAGCATCCAGCGGCACGTTGGAGTAGATCACGCCAAGCTCGAACGTCTCGACCTTGTACGTGCCAACGGCGTTGAACGCCTTGTTGAGCGCAGACATGAGCTGGTTGAGCCACGAGACGGACGTACCAGCCGCCGCATCGTAGTTAGCCCGCTGGTTGCTGCCGCTCTTGAGCTGCTGCGCCACCGACTGGAAGATGTCAGCCAGATTATCGGTTAGGTTGCCGAACGTCACCTTGGCATCGCCGGTCACCAAGTCGCGGGTCAGCTTCGAGACGCGCCCCTTGAGCCTGATTCCCGCAGCGGAGAAGCCCTTGTCGATGATCGCCACGCAATCGCCGACAGCAACGCCTTCCCAATCTCGACCGAAAGCAAATAGGTCAATCACGCTTGCTTCATAAGAGACGGTCGGCGTTTTGGCTTGCGAGAGGTAATCGTTCGTCTCGGCAAGAAGCTGCGCTGCGTCCTCGCATTGCTCGTTAACGTAGATGTCTACGGCGGGCGCGATACCGCCGTTGCCGTCGGGATGCCCCCAAACCTCGGTCGCGGCGGCATCTTCAACGTAATCCTTACCATTGTTTAGATCGCCGAAAGTCAATCGTCGGCCATAGCCGCCGCCATCCGTCTCAACGCCCTTGCCGTAACCGTAAACTCGCGTCTTGGGGTTGGCGCTGCCCGTCTTGCGCTTGATGCTGATCAGGTCTTTCGTCCACGTGAAGCGCTTTGGGCTTTGCTGGTTGCCTCGCGTAGCCACCACGCGCACATATCGATGCGTGACCTGCACTCCGTCCGTCACGATAACGGTTTCAAGCTCACCGCCCCATGTTTTGAGCAGGGCGCTCAAGCCCTCGCGGACGCTTACGTGATAGAAGGCGTGCGAAGCACTGCCGGGCTGGTCGCAGTTGCCGACTTCCCAACGGGTGCCCGCGAGTATTGACGTGAGCGCCACGGCTACGCTGCCGGACGGTCGCTTGTCCTCGATATAGTCATCCCACGTCTCATTGATGGAGTTGATGCACGTTATGCTGGTATACGGCTTGCCGTTGTCATCGTGCAGCCGCTCGATTTCGTCGACGATGTGCTCATGTACGACGCCTTGGCGGTCAATCCAAACAAGGCGTTCCCCCTTGCCTAAATCCTCGTCGCACCTGATCTTAAGCTCGTCGGTGCCGTCCGTTGCGTCCTCATGGGTCGCTGCGGTGTAGGTGAGTCGTCCGAGATTAGCGCCGAAACGGCTGAAACGGGTGAAGTTGACCTTTTTGGTTAAAGCCATCTTTCCTCCCATTCCAGCGTCGCGGAGCCGCTAGAGATCTTGATGTGCGCACGGTCTTGGATGCTGAAAAAGTCACTCATGATGTTGAGCTGAGCGATTGAGCCGTTAACAGTTACATGCTCTTTGTCGAAGTCCATACGTACGACACTCGAAGCCGTCAACGGCTGCACCACCTCGACGAACTCGGCGGTATCGGTGTTGGTGATGCGCCAAGAGCTGCAAGCTCCGGGCCTAGCTGTCACGGTAAGAGCGGCTGGCAGCGTGCCGCCGACGGCGAACGATGCTGCGCCGCTCATATCCATACGACGATGCTGACCGTAATAGTCGGGGTCGCCAATGTGGAACGTAACGGTTGCCTGTGGGCAATCGTCGGTAATCTCGTCAAGGTCGGTTGCGCCGCTGACGATCGCCATCAAATAACGCGTAGGGTCATCGGGCAAATAAAGCGGCGCTGGCTCGTCAGACCAGAGCAGCGCCGCCAGTTTATGCCGTGCCTTTGAGACCTCGCGTCGGTGCTCGGTGCGAATCCACATGTCAATCTGCAAATCGTAACCGGCGCGGCGGGCGTTCTTGAAGTATTCGCCGTGCCGCCCGGGCGCATCCTCGAAGCTCGCCGAAACGTCCGCCATGATTGGGCGGCGCACCTTACAGTAGACGAGCTTCGACAGGTCGTGCCCGTTGAAGACGATGCTGTCGCTTTGGTTTCGCTTACGCTTAAGCTCCAACGGGCACCCCCTTCTGCTTTAACCTGCTGGCAATACCAGCGCCGATCTGCTGACCGGTCGTGTATGCGTCCATGCTGTTTGCAACGGTGGCATTGACGGTCACACTCACCTGGACTCCGCCACCGAAGCCGCCGCTTAGGCGGTCGAGCACGCGAGAAATACCCGCTTCGACGCTCTCTCTGACGCTTGTGCGCAGCTTGGCGTCGGGCGCGACGTGCTCCAGTCCAGCTTCGCCAACGCCGATAATTGAAGGCTTGTCGAAGGATGCGCCCTTTGCATACCAGTTGACGCTGATGGACGGCAGCTTCACAACGCCGCCGATGTCACGCCAGCTGACACTGAAATGCGGCATGTTGATATGCGGCAGGCTGATGTGAATCCCGCTGAACGCCCCCTGAATCTTGCCGGGGATGTCGCTGACAAAGTTCCAGGCATCGTTGATCGGCGAAGTGATGCTGCTCTTGATGTTCGAGAAAACGCCAGCGACCTTGCTTCCAAGACCCGGGAACCCCAGCTTTTCGCCGATGGCGTTGCCAGCGTTTATCGCGTTATCCTTCGCATTGTTCATCTTCGTCTGGATGTTGCTTTGAATAGCCTGGAAAGCGATACCGGCCTGCGACTTCGCCGCGTCCCAATCACCGTTCAGGGCGGCTTTCAGGGCATTTGAAGCCGAAGAACCGACAATCTGACCGGTGTTCATGTCTGTTTGGATTGAATCCCTGATAGCGCCGAATTTTTCAGACGCGTTGGATTTCAGATTCTCCCAAGCATCGGACGCATTGGCCTTCAAGACCTCCCAAGCATCGGACGCGCCTTGCCTTATGCCTTCGAACTTTTCCGAAAGGCCGTTCTTGACCTCTTCGGCCTTTCCGGTTATCCCGTCCCAAATCCCAGACCAGAATTCCGGCACGCCTGCGAAAAAATCCTGCACGCCCTGCCATTTCTCTGAAATCCAGCCAGTGAAGTCGGACCAGAGCTGTTTACCAGTCTCGGTTTGTGTGAAGAACCACGTAAGGCCAGCGACGGCAGCGGCAACCGCAGCCACGCCAAGCAAGATTGGGTTTGCGGCGATCAATCCGGTAAACGATGTCCACCCTGTAGAGAGCTTGCCGCCAAGGGTCGATGCCAAGCCGCCCGCTTTCTCGGCGATGCCGCCGAAGCCTGTTGCAGCCGTGCTTATAGCGCCGCCGCCCTCGCCGAACTTGCCTGCGAGGGAAGCGAAGCCGCCGGCAACGTCCTTGAACGTTTGGCCGATCTCGATGCCCTTTTGGAGCGTTTTGCCGATGCCCGTTGTGAGCCCGCCGAACGCGACCGTCCCCAAAACGACGTTTGTTGCCATGTCCTGCTGCTCTGGCGTTAGGGACTTGTACCAGTCGCTAACGCCCTCGAGCGCCGGCGTTACCTTCTCAAGCAGGGTCGTTCCAAGCTCGAGCGCCTTTTCCTTGAAGGGCATGGCCGCTTCGCCGGCTTCGGTCATCTTCTGGTTTAGCTCGGCCTGCGCCTCACGCGTGTCGAGCATCGTCTTATTAGTCTCTTGATACGTCTCGCCGATGTTGCCGTAAAGGCCATCGAGTGTCTGCGTGATAAGCGAGGAGCGTTCTTGTTCGTCACCGCAGGCGGCAAGCGCCGCATTGAACGCGTCCTCTTTGGTAGCACCCTGAGCGATCTGGTCGTTGAAAGCCTGCTGTGCCGCATGGTTGCCGGAGAGTGCTGCGCTCCACTGCTCATTGCTTGCCGTTGCCCAGTTGAGGGCATCGGCAAGACCGCCGGTGACGGTGCCGGTGTGCGCCGTCTCCTGCGATGCTTCCACGAGGTTTTCGAGCGGCAATGCATCGCCGAACTTGGAGAACGAGCCTGCGGCGATGTTGCTCCACTTGTCCAGTTCCTGCTGGTTAGTGGTCAAGCGTGACAGGTTCTGTGCGGCTTCGGTCGCGGTGTCCTCTTCGCCAAGTAGCTTATAAAACAGGGTATAGGAGCTTCGCGCCTGCTCGGACGTGCCGCCCGCATCCTTCCAGGCAGCGTCCAGCTGATGCGTCTGCTCGATCTGCTCTTCCTGGCTACTGGCAAGCCCGACAAGCGCGGTAGCGGTGCCGGTGACGGCACCGGTTATCGTCTTTCCGGCAGTCTCTAGACCCTTGCCGGCCTTTTCCAGCTTATCGCTGTTGTCCTGAATTGTCTGACCGAACTGGTAAAGACTGCTCCTCGATGCCTGGGCTTCGCGACTGACGCTTTTAAGATCGTCGGAATAGCTCTCAAGCTGATTTTCGCAAATGGCAATCTGAGCCTTAAGGCTCGAGTACTGCGCTTCCTCGCGCTCAGTGAGCGTCGCACCGCTTCGCTTCTTCTCGTCGAGCGTCGCAAGCGCGGCCTTGTAGGCATCGAGTTTCGCTTTCGTCTCGCCGTACGCTCGGTTCAGAAGCTTTTCCTTCTCAACGAGCAAATCCGTATTGCCGGGGTCGAATTTCAGGGCGCGATTGATGTCCTTCAACGCGCCCTGCGTATCCTTCGCCGTGCTCTGCACGCTCTTCAACGCGCCCTGCAACTCGGTCGTATCTCCGCCGAACTTGATAGTCAGACCTTTGTACGTGACAGCCACGGTTTCACCTCTTTTCAGTTGTCAATGAAAGAAATGAGCGCACAGAACAGCGCACCGAATAGGTGCGCTGACGCTTTACGCTCACATGCCAGCCCAGAAGGCCGCTTCGCCCTGCCGCGCGTGTTCGTCATCCTCGGCGTATGCCACAGCGTCGTTGACGAAGCTGTACACGTCGATAAGGTTTTGCACCTGCACATAAGACAGGTCGTGCAGGTCTTGGACGCTCAATCCCGCCTGCTGGCAAGAGTAGATGTAGAGCGCGTCGCAGCTACTCTCCAGTTCCCTCGGCAGCGGCGGCATCGGGTGCTTCGGCGGGCGCGGCTTCCACGTCCGCTTTTGCGTTCGGAAAAAAGTTGTCCTTGATGATCTGCATCACGTCAGATGCCCAACCGCCTTTGCGCTCAAGGTCGAATTCCGTCTGCGGGAAGCCGCAAACCCAATCCTCAAAGGACTTACCGAGGTCTGTTTTCTCCTTCGCAGTGGCGTTGTATGTCTTCGCGCAGGCGTAGAAAATCTCAAGCAGTGGCACGATAGGCGGAATGTTCGACGCCGCCGAGACATCGAGAACAACGGAGATGGCTTCGTTGATGTCCTTCGGACGGCGCGAGCCGTCCTTGCGCTCAACGAAGAACTCACGTGAATAGGCAATTGGAGTGAAGGCATTGCAAGCGACCGGGTACTTAACGCCGCCAACCTCGATGATTCCGCCGTCCATTACGCGCTCATACTACCAATCTTGGGCGTGACGGCAGTATCTACCTCTTCGAAGAATTTGTCGTAACCGTCAATATCGCCATATGTGTCGATGTAGCTGCCGCGCCAGCCGCTCGGCAGCTTGACGGGACGGAACGTAAGATCGTAATCAAGCTGCGTGATGTCGGGCTTGTCCTCAAGTGTCTTTGCATCGACGGATGCGGGCTTGCTCGTGCACTTGTAGATGCAACGGCGCTTTCCAACGACGTGTCCGGGCTGCTCGCACATGAATGCGAACGGCTTAGGTGTCTTGCCGGAAGTTGCCAGCAAGCGTCCTTTCTCGTCGATGTCGAAGCCGATAATGTCGGCCAGAAGAGCACGCAGCTCTGGCGTGCTCTCGATGTCGTAGAGCGACCACGTGATAGAGCCGCCGTTATCCTGGTACTTGTCCAGCCACGTCTCGTTATCGCCGTGGCTCGTCGACTGCTCAATGGACGGCTCAATCTTGATCTCGACCGTGCCTGGGATGTGGATAGGCTTCTCGTACGTAAACGTCTCCTCGTTGGTAAGACGCGCTATATGCGCGTTCTTAACGCCGAAGAACCCATTTCGCGCCATGTCGGCTCCTTTCTTTACTCGGTCACGCCAACCTCATAGGCCGTCTCGATAAGCTCGTCACCATCGAGCGACGTGACCGTTTTCACATAATTGAAATCTGCGGCATCGAGTGCCGCTTCGAATCGCTTCTCAAGCTCGTAATCGCGCTCTCGAACGTAAAGCGCCACATCGTAGGGCATCCAGCGGCACCATCCAGTGTTGTCCGCGCTCAGGGCTTCACCGTAACCTGCTTCAATGTCGATATACGGCGGCGCGAGCGACTCGTCATCGTCGCGGAAACCTCCGTTCGCCCACGGCAAGCCGAACGCATCAAGAAGCTCCGCCAGGTCTTTAAGGCTGTTCATTGCGCCCCCTTGGAGAATTCGACGGCAACTTCCTTGTAAACGCCCTCGATGACGTGATCGCCTTCTACCCTGCCGGGATAGCTGCCGTGCTGGTTTTTGATGACGTGGCCGTTCTCGAGCAGATGTGTAAGCTGATACTGCCTGTTGTGGACAACACAGGTCGTACCGGTCGCTTCGCTCTTAACGTCAGCAGACCATCCCTTTGCGTAGCTTCCGCCGTGCCGCTTCTTCTTCCGGCTTCGCTCTTTCAGAAGGCGAACCGCCTTGTTGCCAGCCGCCTTGACATTTCCCTGCAAGACTTCTTCGTTGTCCTCGATGACCTCTTCGATGCTGTTGACGATAATCGATTCAAGCTGGTCAATCTTTATCCCGCTCACCGGTTGCCTACTTTCTCGACCAGCGTAAGCCGCACATTGTCGACGTTCGCCACAACCGCCGAATCGACGGCGTAGCGGATGCCGCCGAACTCACAAAGCCTTTCACCGCTGTATGCGCACGCGCGAACAGTGATAACGGCCTGCGGCTTCACTCCTGCCTGAGCGGCGGCGTAGTACGCCGCCTGGCTGATGCCGTACACGTTGCAGGGAACACGGCGGCACCGCTCCTTTTTGTGCGATACCCCCAGCTCGTCACGCTCGGATACCGTGGCGATCAGCGTGCAAACGCCAGCCCACCCGCTCATGCGGCATCACCGCCGTTGTACGCCGAATCACCGCTCATGCTCGTAAGCATGGTTTCGAACGCCTTCATGAAGCGCTCGGCGTCTGGGTTGTCCATGCCGAAGTTGGCCTTGACGTAAACCTTTATCGCAAGTCGAACGCGCCCGTCCGAATCGTCGTGCGCCTTGGCATCCGCTACGCCACCCGCAACCAGCTCGGCGCGGGCGGCTTCGATAACGTCTGAAATCTCTTCGTCGTAGTCGGTTACGAAAGCCGGGATGCGAAGCGCGGCGCGGCACGCATCCAGCAGCTTGCCTTTAGCCTTTGCGGCCATGCCGCGCCACCTCCTTAAGCCTGCTTGATAGTGAGCTGTGCGAACGCTTCGGGGACAGCAAGAACGCCGTCGAACAGAACATAGCCGTCGAAGCAGCGCTTCTGGGTTCGCGGCTGGACGTAAGGCGTAACGTCAGGGCCATCAAACATGTTGCCCTTGAACAGGTCGGGGAAGCCGGCCTTAATCACGTTGTCGGCAATGGAATCGTCCTGCTTTACGACCTTGCCGAAGATTCGTCCCTGAACAGTCGGGTCATCGGTAGCCTCATTTGCAAAATAAGAACGACCGTTGGCATCCTCAAGCATGGCAATCTGGTTCCAGATGGTGTTGTTATTGGCGTAGATGATGATTCCCTTAGCCGCTGCGTTGCCGTAAGAGCGAAGCAGGCTCAGCATCTTCACGATATCGGCCTTGGTAAGCTTCTTTACTGCCGCCGTCTGAATCTTGTTGGCGGTCGCGATGCCGTAAGTCTCATCGGCGAGCTTCTCGTGGACGAATGCGTTGCACGCGACGGAGAGACGTGCAGAAACCTCGGAAATGATGTACTGCTCGAAGCCGGAAAGCGACTGCGTTGCCATCTTTCGGGACATCTCGACGGTCTTCTTAATCTCCGATCCTACGAGCGGCACGGTATCGAAGTCATTTTCCTCGATATCGGTAGGGGCTTCGCCCTCGTTGGTCTTGGCCGCATCGCCCTTCTTGATGGACTTGTGGCGCGGGAACTCGACCTGACCAGACATGTTCGTTCGGCTGATGTCACCGAAGAGAACAGCAGTATTGTCGATAAGGGAAATGATCTCGTTCTGCACGGACACGGGAACGATGGAATCAGTGTTGGCCGTGGTCATGGTGAACTCGGCTCGCTGCTCGATTGCGTAGCGCTGAGCAGCACGCTCAACATCGGTGAGCTCGGTGCCGCCGATAAGCTGGATGCCGGAACGCTCGGCAAGACCCTTAGCCCATGCACGGCGCTCAGCTTTGTCGTAATCGGTCACGTCATATGCAGTGCCGGGGATGCCAGCGACGTTGGCGGAACGCGCCGGCGGCACGGAATCCACGCGCTGTGCGCGGCCTGCGTCGATGGCGGCACGGGCGTTCGCGACGGCGGCGTTGCGAGCCTGCGCCGCCTGTGCGGTCTGGGCGGTACGCTCGTTAATCTGGTCGGTCAAATCGGCCATGCGGGCTGCATCCTCTTCCGTCGGTTCAGTACCGTCAGAATACTGGTCGACAAGCGCTTGCAGGTCGTTAAGAAGTTCCTCAAGTGTCATTGCTAGTTACCTTTCTTCGCATTGGTAATTGCCAGGCACGCTTTTGCTCGAAGCAACGCGCCCTTCCTTCGCGCAAACTCCTTACGCGACTGCTCAATCACTCCGTTGAGCAGGTTTCTTGCACTTATTTCGGTGTTCGGGTCAGCAGGAAGGCTGACTGCGGACACGTCATAAATCTTCTTGACGCGCGTGATTGTCGTGGTATGCGTGTCTCGGTCGTACTCGGACGCGCCGATGGTGAACGCCCACGACATGCGCGTAACAAGGCCGTTATCGATTTCCTCGAATCGGTTTCGGGCGGCTTCTGATTTCGAGAGGTCTGCGGCCATAAAAAGCCCGTGCTCATCGGGCTCGACGATGAGCGTTCCGTTCGACTGGCGCGCCAAAACGTCGCCCACATGGTCAAACTGCATGATGATGTCGCTCATGTCTGTATCGACGAATGCGTCTGTGCTGATGACTTCGCGGTACTCGGTACCGTCCCAAGGGTCTTCATATAGGACATATGGGTCATTGAATGTCGAAGCGTATCCCTCGACGTAGTAGTCGGATTCGATGCGCTTCTCGCGGCCTTCGCCGCCGTCAAGGCTTCTCAGGACCACCGACATCTGGCGGTACTGGCGCTCATTCGGTTTCGCCGGCATCGGCATCACCACCCTTTCCATCGATTTTGGCGATATTCGCGTTCGTCTCGGCGGCCTTCGCCGCCTGATCTGTTGTGTGCTCGCTGATCAAGTCCAGGTCGATGTACTCACCGCGAATTACGTGACGCTCGCCGCCGGGGTAAGACGGTGACTGGAACACCTCTGCAACCTGATTGCCGCACCAGATGCCACGGTCGAACAGCGCCGTTGAAACGTTGAGCTTAGTTTGATTGCTCGCAAACTCCAGGCGGTTCGCGCTGAACATAATCGAGTTTCCGTGGGCAATCTCGTTCGGCGTGAACGTCATCGCCGTGAGTACGTACCCGAGTTGGATTGCGAAGACCTCAGTACGTCCCTCATAAAAGGCGTTGTACGTGTCCTCGTCGGCTCGGTTCATAACGATGTCTTCGCTTGATCCGAAGAAACGATAGGCCGCTTTTTCTATGCGCTCCATTTGTGCGGCGTCAACGGTGTAGTTCTGTGGCGCAATCTGCTTAACCTCTTGATACTTGTTGTCGTAAACGACGATGCCGCCCGCGTTCGACGCTCCCAACTGCTCGTTGAAGTCCTTGGCAGACTTCTTCGTGTCTTCCGGGTTTCGGTTTTGCGAAAGCTTGCCGATGAAGCGCACTGCCGCGCCCTGCTCGATAGCTGTTTTCTCGGCTTCCTCTTGAGCGTGAATCAAGTCAAGAGTTGGATTGAGCACGTTAGTACCGTCTCCGAACAAATCGCTCTTGAACTGATGCCGCGTCATAACGCCGATGCGCGACCACTCAATCAAGGTCTTATCGCCGCCGGGAAAACGGAGCTCAAGCCATAAAGCGCCGTCAACGTCGTAGGCTTCGCACTGACTTGGCAGCACTGGGTAATAGCCAACGGACGTAATTCCATCCCCGCCGTCAACAGGGACGATCAAGCACGTGTCGCAAACGTCAAGAATCGTTGAGACGCGATGCAAGAATTGCGGCACGGTCATCCATGGATTCGGTTGCCACTGCAAAGAGCGCGTCCATTGCGGTTGCGCCGTACCAGAAATCTCAGGCCGCAGCTTTGACGCATGGTCAGCGTTTCGCTCGATGATGGAGCGCGTCAGCTCGGCTTCGTAGATTCCTCCAGACCACGACGTGAAGCGCGGCGCGTAGGCCGTGAACGTCTGAAAGTAGCCATCGACTGCCTGCATGATCGGCTTATGGAACACGGCATCGAACATCGAGCGGAAAAGCGTTGGTTTTCGCACGTTTTAACCTCCAATCATGCTTTGGTAGTCATCCATCATGTCTCTGAGCACAACGAATGCATCGCACTCAGCCGCCCAGGCATCAATGCGGTTGCGCGGGTCTTGGTTCTTCTTGTCGGGCGAAATGTTGCCGTTCGCGTCGTTTCTGATCATCACGTTCGAGCGGCACCATTCCGCTATAGGGTTCTGGTTATCGACGATGCGGTTTTCCTTGTAGAGCGCTCGAAGCTCCTTCATGGGCATGGACAAGGTTTGCGCACCCTGTACTACCTTTCTGAAGTTATCGGCTCCGAAATAGCCCTCGTAAGCTTCAACAGTCGGAACGTCTCGCATATGCCACGGGTCATAGCCGCAGGCAACCGAATAAATGCCGTACTTTTCCTGAATCTCCGTGACCCAATCCAGTACGTCGCGCTTGTCGATGATCGGCGTTGCCGACGTCCTGAGCAGCCCGCGGGCAATCCAGGCATCGTACGGCACGCCGTCTCGACCACCGCGCCGCCCCTCGGCTTCCGCCTGTTCCAAAGCGCGAAGCGGAATCCACGCCATGTGCATTGCGTATATGTGCTCGTCGTTCGGACGCATCATAAGCAGGCACGCCGCCGTTAGGTCGGTCGTGTCCGAAGCGTCCACGCCGAGAACTGCATAAGAAAACGACCCATCGGATGGGTCGAACGTGGCTTCGTTGTGTATCTCAGACCATTTGAGCCAGGCTTGGCTCTGATTCTCAATGAGGTTGAAGTCTTTTACCAGCAGCGTCGGCAAGAATGTCGGGTCATCGAGTGCCTTGGAGACGTTTTCCCTGAGCGATTTCAGAGACTTGATTGTTCCAAGTCCGGGATTCGCCTTAATCCAGCACTTCTCGTCTTTCCATTCCTCGCGCTCGTCAAGCTCAAAAATGAAAGCGATGAAATGCTCGGCTTTTTCTCCAGATGCTTCGCCGTTCAGCCATTTGGCAGCGTATTCGTACTGAGCATCGAAAATGCCACCGCGCACGAATCCGTTGGTCGTGATCTCAAGAACCAGCGGTTGCCTACGGGCGGAAATACCCTGAATCGTCAGGTCGTAGAGGTCGCGGTTTCGCATGGCTGCGAGCTCGTCAACGATAGCGCCTGAGATGTCCAAGCCGTCAAGGTGGTTCGTGTTGGCGGAAAGCGCCTTGATTGACCCCATGTTGAGGCCGCAGTAAAGGTCGCTCACGCGCTTTCGCACGTGCTTTGCCAGCGCCGGTGAGGTCATCACCATTCGCCAGGCGTTGTTGAAGCCCTTCGCCGCCTGATCGTGAGCCGTAGCCACGTTGTAGACTTCCGGTGCGCCCTCGTCATCGTTAATGAGCAAGTCAAGCTCAATAGCCGACGCAAGCGCGGTCTTACCGTTTTTTCGCCCCATAATCCAAAGAACTTCGCGGTATTGGCGCAAGCCCTCGGCATCCACGAAACCGAAGATTACGGAGAGGATAGCCAACTGGAAAAGCTCGAGCTTGAACTTGCGTCCAAGCTTTCCGCTCGGAAGTCGGCAAAACGTCTCGATGAAGGTGACGTGCTTCGCCGCGAACTCTTCGCGGTAATGGTACGGATAGAGCGGATCGGTGTTATCCAGGTCGCGCAGCACGCGCTCCGCGAGCTGATGCATCTTCTCGCAAGCAGTGATCTCACCGTTGAGGATGCCACCGAAGTAGCTTCGTATCGCCTGCTCGCAGCGACCAGCGCCGCTTCGCTTCTTAGCCGCCGAAGCGCGTTTCATTGAGGTAGTCAATGAGCGCATCGCCTGCGGTGCTGCCGGACGGCATCATGTCGGTGAGCTGCTTGATGCCGCGCGAGAAGGTCGTGAACAGCTTGTTGTAGGCGCTGAAACCCGGATGCTCTCGCAAGCCGGATTGACCGCCGCCGTTGTCATATTCGGTGAAGATGCTCTCGTACATCAGCTCGCGGCGGGCAAATTTGCGTGTGACGGGTTTCAGAACGGGGGTGGTCTTGTGGGAAGGCGAAAAGTGTGCGAAAGTAACGACCTTTTGCCGAAAGCCACGGAAAGTCCCCCGAAGAAGCGCACCGCTTCCATCGAGAGCCGATACCAAAGCGAGCTGAAAAAGCTCCAACGGCTCACTAAGGACGCGATACCAGACGAGAAGCGAAGCGCCGTGCTTCCGCTGATGTCGAACATCGCGTTCCTGAAGGTCAAGCTTGACAAACCCGGATGCTCTCGCAAGCCGGATTGACCGCCGCC